ATATATTTGTTACTGACCCTGACCCTATCAAGTCTGCTCAGGTATTACCTGACAAACATATTGTCAAGATGCCACTAGAAACTTGTCAAATGCTTTCTATTGTTGCATCTAAGAAGTGGGGTCATGGTATTGGCGAGTTACCTAAGTTAGATGGCACACCATACAAAACAGACAAGGGTGCGTTCCGTAATCATCCTTGTACTATCTGGGCACAACAGAACTGGTCGTGGTTAATACGTCATGGTCTAGCATTATGTAAAGAGTATACACACAGGTATGGCAAGGTTCATAGTTGTGAATCTACTATTCTACATGCAGAAAAGATTTTTCCATTTCAATACATCAGACATGTCAGAGAGCATTCTCACATGTTTGTATTTGCAGGTCCTGACGAGTTCAAGTACGATACAAGTATTGATATCTTTACTGCATACAAACGCTATATTGCATCTAAACCTTGGGTTGCCACTAACTATCTCCGTGACCCATCACGTAAACCAGAGTGGGTATGACTAAAATTTTTAAACAAACAAGTGACGAACCTTATGATCGTCATCATTACAAAATAGTTTCTAAACACTATGCTACTTTTATTGTAAAATCATGGCAAGAAGTTCAAGAGTGGTGGTGGAATCATTGTAATATGGTTGGTTTTGATGCTAGGGTAGAAGTCCTAGACATACCAAAACAAAAATCTAAAGGATTTAAGTAATGAAAGAATTTGATTATGATCTCAACTATAAAGAACTTGATTTTACAGATGAGAATACTCGTAAACTATATCGTATCGGAAGAGGGGAGCAAGGGGTTTTACTGGTTCGCCCTTATACTGACGATATATGTGCTCATTGGAGATTTAAGACTCCAGAGATTGCAGTAGAATCATCTAATAAGATCTTTGCAATGTATCTTGATTATCGTGATGAAGAAGATTTCATCGGTATGGATATGTGTCGTAAGTTTCTTGAGATGGGATTTACTAGGTCAAGGAGATATGCCAATCATAGAAATGGTAAAAAGTATGATAAAGAAGGCAACGTAATACCCCAAGAAGAAGATCATGCTACTTGTCATTTTGCTAAGTCTGCTACTATATTTAAGAAAGTTAGAGACATTGTTGCAAAAAGTGATACATATGTTAAAATGAGAAAAGAATGGAGATCTAACGAATGATAGGAAGTGAGATGTATGCTATAAAAGATTTGTTGGCATCATGTCCACCTGTGTATACACTACCAGGTACATGGACTAAATGTAACGCAATCATACCACATTATAATGCAGATCCAAACATTACCTTCGGTATATCACTCTTGGTAATCTTAGTATTACTATCAGGATATGGAGTCTATAGAGCATTCTTTAATAACGAAGGTCTTACTGATCAATGGGATGACCACGATGATTAACCGACAATCAATTGGATACCACAATAATTTTTTCACTGAGGAACAATGGGAATGTATAAGGGTATGTGTGGCAAATGCACCTATACCCTATGACATCACTATGAAAAAGATTCCTGCTGAGATTTTAGAAAAGATAGGACAACCAAAACCTCGCAAGGGTGAACCATTAGAAATCCCTCACTATGACTTAACACCATATGGAATTAACAACTGAAATTATAGAAAAGATCCAAGAAGCAATGCGACATACCAAGAAAAATGGTGATGTTAACTGGCAAGATGGTGATGAGATTGATGTTTGTCTTGCAGGTACATTTGCTGCTGATAGATTTATTGTCATTCACAATAGGACAAAGAGCAGCACATCAAAACATAATTTTATCAAATGAAGATAGCACTTATTACAGATCAACATTTAGATGGACGTAAGGGTTCTCTTCCGTTCTGGAATTACTGGCAAAAATTTTATGATGAAATATTTTTCCCTACTCTTGAAAGGGAAGGTGTCACCACCGTCTTTGATCTTGGCGACACATTTGATAATAGAAAGTCTGTGGATTTTAATACTCTTAATAGGATTAAGACAAATTATTTTGACAGACTTGAAAAGTATGATGTACACATGATTCTT